CTTGCTGATGTAGATCAGCTCAAGAAATCACTGGCTCAAGCCAATGGAGACGTTGATGATTCTTCTTCCAAAATGGGCGAATTTAGCAAAAAAGCAGGATTGGCTTTCGCGGCTGCTGGCGCTGCTGCTGCTGCTTATGCGGTCAAGATTGGCGTCGATGGTGTCAAAGCGGCGATTGAAGATGAAGCAGCGCAGGTAAAACTAGCCAACGCTCTTAAATCTGCAACAGGTGCAACAGAGGCACAAATTAAGGCAACCGAAGATCAGATTCTCAAAATGTCTCTGGCAACGGGTGTCAGCGACGAAAAACTTCGTCCGGCCTTGCAGCGCATCGCGCTTTCGACTAATGATTTGAGCAAAGCGCAGGATCTTCTTTCTGTTGCACTCGATGTCTCAACATCTACTGGCAAGCCATTAGAAGCTGTGGCAAATGCAATTGGTAAAGCCTACGACGGCAATACTGCCGCGCTTGGAAAACTAGGCATTGGATTATCTTCTGCTGAATTAAAAACAATGTCATTTACTGATGTCCAGTCAAAACTTACGGATCTCTTCGGCGGAGCAGCTGCGGCAAATGCTGAAACATACGCCGGACGCTTGGATAGATTGAAAGTTACATTTGATGAAGCGAAAGAGACTATCGGATACAAACTGCTTCCAATTATTCAGAAACTAGTGGATTTCATTGTCAGCGAAGTTGTTCCGGCTCTTGGCAAATTTGCTGATTTCTTTAAGCCAATCACAGACGCAATTGATAAGAACAAAGAAACTTTTGCAACGTTCATTGAATTCATTCAAAAGTACGTTGTTCCGGTTTTGGTCACAGTATTAGGCGGAGCGTTCAAGGTTGTTGGCGAAATCGCTGGCGGAATCATCAACGTCATCGGAGCGGTTATCTCTGGCTTGAACGCATTGATTTCTGGAGCCGTCGCTGGAATCAATGCACTCATTCGTGTCTATAACTCAATTCCATTCTTGCCTAACGTTTCACAGATTTCAGCGCCATCAATTAGCGTTCCAAGCGTGAGCATTCCTAAAAGTCCATCAGCCACAATCACAGTGCCAACTATTACAGTGCCAACAGTTTCGGCATCGGCTGGAACAGGATCTACAACAACTTCTGGCGGAGGAGTTTCATCAGCTGCTATGGGTGCAGTTATGGCCGGCGGAGGATTTACCGATTCACAAAATGCGGCTAGATTGGCTGCTCAAGGCGGTGGAGCTTTTACTGATTCTCAAAACGCTGCTCGGATTAGCATCACAGTCAATGGCGCAATTGATGCCGAAGGTACGGCTCGAACAATTGTGAACACTCTGAACGATTCTTACTATCGCGGCACAGGTGGCGGCGGTAATCTGGTCGCCCTCTAATGACAAACTGGAGTCCAGTCTGGCGCGTAACAATTGAAGGCGTTGTCGTCACAAATACAGTTTTAGCCAATCTTTCAATTTCATCAGGGCGCACAAATATCTATACACAGGCTCAAGCCGGCTATTGCACAGTCAATCTCATCAATCTTGACCAGGGAGCGATTACCGCCAAGATCAATGATGCAGTCACAATTGAGGTCAAAAATACTGCTGGGACTTATGTGGCAATCTTTGGCGGTTCAGTCGTTGATGTCACAGTGGCCGTCTCACAGGTCGGCTCAGTAGCAATTACCCAAGAGGTTACAATCACGGCTCTGGGAGCCTTAGCAAGGCTTCAGAAGGCACTTACAAACGGCGTTCTGACTCAGGACTACGATGGCAATCAGATTTACACAATCCTTCAGGATTTACTGGTCAATAATTGGTCAGAGGTTCCGGCTGCCATGACGTGGGCGACTTACTTGCCGGCAACGGCAACGTGGGCAACGGCAGAAAATGCCGGACTTGGCGAGATTGATACGCCAGGTGATTATCTTCTTGCCAATCGTGGATCTAGTAAGACAGTTACGTGGGACTTGGTTGCAGCTCTTGCTACTTCCGGACTGGGCTATATCTACGAAAACGCTCAAGGGCAGATTTGCTACGCGGACTCAACGCATCGATCTCAGTATTTAGCAGCTAACGGATACACAGAACTTTCGGCTAATGACGCTCTTGGACGTGGAATCAAGATTCAGACAAAGGCTGGCGATATTCGAAACGACATCAACCTGGTCTATTCAGCCGGCAACGTAACGGCAACAGACGCCGATTCAATTGCTACCTATGGCGACCTTGCTCAGCAGATCACGACGTCAATCAAGAACTCTGGCGATGCCACGACTCAGGCCAATTTCTATCTGACACTTAGATCAACGCCTCAGCCTTTTTTGGAATCAATCACTTTTGCACTGACAAATCCAGAGTTAGACGATGCAGACAGAGACGCTCTCATCAATGTGTTCATGGGTCAGCCGGTTTCGCTGGCCAATTTGCCGGCCAATATGCAATCAGGAAACTTTTTGGGTTTTGTCGAAGGCTGGCGATTCCAGGCTTCCTACAATGAACTTTCGGTCACTCTCATCATGTCGCCATTGCCGTTCTCACTCCAGGCGATGGCGTGGCAAGATGTGAGTGTCTTAGAAAAATTCAACACACTATCTGGCACACTTGACTACGCACACGCGTTAGTCGTGAATTAAGGAGAAACGATGGCAAATCCAACAACAAACTTCGGCTGGGTGATGCCGACCAGTACGTCTCTGGTCACGAATCTTCCGGCTGATTTCAACACATTTGGCCAGGGCGTTGATACGTCGCTGCAATATTTGCTCGGTGGCACAACTGGACAAGTCTTATCAAAGACTTCTGGAACAAATATGGCTTTTACGTGGGTCACTCCTACGGATCAGACACCGCTAACAACTAAGGGCGATCTATTTACTTTCAGCACAGTCGATGCGCGTCTAGCAGTAGGTACCAATGGACAGTATCTTAAGGCTGATTCAACTGCAGCTACAGGATTAGCCTGGGCAACATTGCCTTCAAGTGGAAAAGTGTTGCAGGTTGTTTATGGTTCAACATCTACACAAACTTCAAATAGCACAAGTACTTATGCAGACACAACTTTAAGCGCAACAATTACACCAACGTTGAACACTTCAAAAGTTTTGATATTAGTAAGTCAAAATGGCGTGTCCAAAGACAATAACACAGGCGTTCAACTTAGATTGTTACGAACTTCAACAACTATTTTAACATTTACAGGCAGTGTAGGATTTCAAAATGCCGGCGGTCGTTTAGACGCAGCCGCCTCTTGCGCTTATCTTGACTCACCAGCTACAACTTCTGCAACAACCTACAAAACACAATTTGCATCTCGTACAAACATCGCAAGTGCTCAGGTACAAGTCACAGGCGGAGACGATGCTTCAACAATGATTCTCATAGAAATAGGTGCTTAATATGGCTAATGGAACCGATGTATTAACAATGCTCTGTCCAGCAGGTGGTTGGATTATTGTTGAAAATGATTTTGATTCAATCACATGGGTCGATGAACGACCACGATGCACAAAGGCGCAATTTGAAGCAGGATTTGCTCAATATGATGCTTGGAAAACCGAAGAAGATGCTAAAGCAGCCAGTGACAAAACAAGCGCAACGGCCAAATTAGAGGCACTTGGCTTGACTGCTGATGATTTGAAGGCACTTGGCCTTTAATGTATCCGGACGGCACTGCTGCACGGATCATCGAAGTCGCACTAGCTGAAATCGGCACAGTCGAGACTGGCGACAATCTGACGAAGTACGGCAAGTTTACAAAGGCCGACGGATTGCCCTGGTGCGGTTCCTTTTGCAACTGGGTCTTTGACCAGGCAAAAGTCAAGATTCCTTCAATGGTTTCAACGGCTGCTGGAGCTCATAAGATGAAAGAGCTTGGGCGATGGATTGATGATAAGCCGCAGCTTGGAGATCTATGCTTTATGGACTTTCCACATGATGGCATTGATCGCATTAGTCACATTGGCATTGTAGTCAAGGTAGGAGCGACCAGTGTGCTCTGCATCGAGGGCAATACCTCCGGCGATGGAGATCAGCGTAATGGCGGCATGGTGATGCTCAAGCAACGCTACATCGGCAAGGAGATTGTTGGTTTCGCTCGCGCTCGCTTGACTCCTTATGATGGAGAATACCCAGTGGTCGAGCCAATCCAAAAGGTAAAGCCAAAGGAGAAAAAGAAATGAAAGATCTTAAAGCTATGGCGGCTTCGTGGGGACGGAGCTTCTTGAGCAGCTGCATC